TCTAAGAAGTTTGGTACTGAGTTACCAGAAGATTTAGAATTTAGTATTGCTCCACCACAATCATTTGCTATCTATAAACAGAATGAATTAGATAACATCTTACTGAATGCATACAGTTCTGCTGAAGGTATGGAAACATTATCTAAACGTGAAAGTCTTAAACGTTATCTTCAACTGGAAGAAGATGAAATCGTTGAGAATGAATATGCTAAGTTGATGGAAATGGGATTCGCAGAGAAAGTTATTAATAAGATGAAAGATGAAATGAAATATAACCTTATATATGGGGATGGTCATTTGAGTCCTGATGAAGATTTATTAACTCCTAAAGCTGAATCTGAAGGTGCAGGACAAGACGAAGAAGTACCAGCACCAGCACCTGAACCAGAAGAAAAACAAACATAATGTTCATCATAACCAAAGAAGAATTTGTAACTAAAGTTTGGCCTTTGCGTGACAAAGAGAAAGTAACTAAAGGTAAAATCAACAGAGAATTGTTTGTTTTCACTGAAGATGCCAATAAAAAGATTATAAATAAAAGGTATTGGAAAGACTATAGCGTACCATTTCTTGAAAAAATTGTGTATGGATCTATATCTAATCCAAAAGTTGAATGCATTTATGTGTCAACAGAATATTTTGATTGGAAAATAATAGTTTTCAAAAGATAAAAGGAGAAAAAAACTATGCCACCTAAGAAGAAAGAAGAAGAAAAGAAAGATAACCTGCTAGATGATTTAGACAAACTTGATAATGATGATCCAGCAGATCCTGCTGTTGATCCAGAACCAGATGCTGATCCAGAACCAACACCAACACCATCAATCGTTGATAATTTCGTTAATGGTGATTTGGATGCAGTTAAACAAACTATTCAAGATGTGGTTGTCAAAACAGTATCAGATGTTGTAAATGGTACATCAGAAGAACTACCAGTAGATCCTGTTGATCCAGTACTTGAACCTAAACCAGAAGAATAAATTGATAAAATCACATCCATAAATACCAATATGGATGTGATTTCTTTGAATATTGCTAGAGAACAAGGATTAAAATTTTATTTTACAGGCAAACCTTGTAAAAGAGGTCATGTGTCTAATAGATTAGTTTCTGGTAGAAGTTGTATTGAATGCCAATTAACCAATAGTAAAGATTGGTACAAAGATAATAAAAACCGTAATCTTAAAAACGGTCAAAATTGGCGTAAGAGTAATAAAAATCGAGCTAGAGCTATAGGTCGAAAAAGTTGTAAGATTTGGCGTGATAACAATAAAGCACTAAATCGTGCATATTCTGCTAAGTATTACATATCAAAAACACAAGCAATACCCTCTTGGTATGAATTCGAAAAATCTTTAATAGAAGATATTTATATAAAACGAAAAGAACTCTCAGACCTAACTGATACAGTTTATCACGTTGATCATATTATCCCACTAAATCATCCATTAGTTTGTGGGTTACACACCATAAATAACTTGCAAATAATAACCGCAACAGAAAATATGATTAAGAATAATAAATACAAGATAGAATAGGAATCAATCATGATATTAATAGAAGAAAATTTTAATGGATTACAGTATCTTTCAGAAGGTACAGAAAATAACAAAAAAACTTATGTTGTAGGAACATATATGGAAGGTGAAATCGTAAACAAAAATGGACGTGTATATCCTAAATCACAAATTTCAGCAGCAGTGAAAAGCGTACATTCTGCTATTGCGGAAGGACGTGATGTATTAGGGGCTTTGGATCACCCTAGTGATTTGATTGTGACCTTAAAAGATGCTGCTATAAAAATAACAGAAATGCAAATGCAAGGCAATAATGCAATAGGAAAAGCATTAATACTTGAGCATGTACCAAACGGACAAATTGCATTAGGTCTTCTTAAAAGTGGTGTTAATTTAGGAATAAGTTCACGTGGTAGTGGTTCAGTTAATGAAGACACTGGTATTGTTGAAAGTTTTAATTTCATCACTGCTGACTTAGTAGCAACACCATCTGCACCCAACGCAATGCTTATGAGTGTCAGAGAACAATTAGAACTATATAAACGTGGCGGCGAAATCAATCATCTTGCTGAAGCAGTACTTGATGATAAAGCAGCACAGAAGTATTTCGAAAAAGAATTAATCAAATTTATTGGGAACAGTTTTAAATGAAATTTGACGAACTTATTGAACAAGAAACAAAACAATTAAATGAAATTTCTCGTTCTGGTGCATTCAAAACTGTTGGTGCTATTGCTGGTCTTTTAGGTGGTGCTACTACTTATGCTCTTACTGCTGGTGCTGCTGGAATAGTAACAGCGTCATTACCATTAGCAATTATTGTAGGCACAATATATGGAGCATATGCTGGTGCTATGGCAACTGTATTCGTCAAGGGTAAACAAAGAACACTATATGACAAGATGTTATCTCTTGTAAAGAAGCGTGATGACATTCTTGGAAAAGTCAAAAATTCTGAAGCTAACGAAAAACAACTTAAAAGAATACATAATTTATCTACAAAAATTAAGAAGATTGCTGAACAGTTAGATAAGTTGATTGATTTTGGTAAAGGTGGTGCTGGTATGTTCCGCAGAGAACTTTCACCTAAAGAAAAAGAACAATTACAGAACGTAATTAAAGCAGGTAAAGGTGAAACTAAGGATTTATTGTCCTTTAAGTTCAACATTGACCCTAAAAAGATTAAATAAATATAAATAACACTATAAAACAAATATATTTGGAGAACCACAAATGAGTGCATTTAAAAAACTACTTGAAAGCGAATTACTGAATGATGATACGAAAGTAGCATTAGAAGAAGCAATCGCTGCTTTTAAAGAAGAATCAATTACAGAAGCAAAAGGTCAACTTGAAGTTGAATATGCTAAAAAAATGTTAGCTGAAAAACAAGAAATCGCAGCTAAGATGACCGATTTAATTAATGAAGCAGTTACTCAAGAAATTGAAGAATTGAAAGAAGACATTGCTCATTACAAAAACATTGAACCAAAATATGCACAAAAATTAGAAACTTTTAAGATTGAATATGCAAAGAAACTTTCTGAAAGTTTTGAAGCATTAGTTGAATCACATGTTAAAGAAGAAATTTCTGAATTACATGATGACTTGATGGAAGCAAAACAAAATAACTTTGGTATGAAGTTATATGAATCATTCAAAGGTGTGTTTGATAAGTTAGGCGTATCTGATGATATTCAAGCTATCAAAGATGAACTTGAAACATCTAAATCTGCTTTAAGTGAAAGCGAATCTGAAGTTGCTAAACTCCAACGTGAACAAGTTCTCGAAGGTCTGTTAGATAACTTAAGTGGCAGTAAACGTGAAGTGATGAAGACTATTCTTGAAAGTGTTTCTACTGATAATTTAGATCAACGTTACAAAGAAACAATTGATTCTGTACTTGAAGAATCAGTTCAAAAAGATAACGAAGTAGTTATCAAAGAAACAATTGATGTTGATAAAAACGCTATAGAAAAAGAAAAAGCGCGTTTAAAGACATTAATTGGTTAAATTTAATAAATAAAATTATAACAAGATAATTACTTAGGAGATTATTATAATGAGTACTACACTGAATTGGGAAGAAATGAAAGGCGAATTGCTTGAAGGTCTTAATGACAAGCAAACACAAATCACTTCTGTTCTTCTTGAAAATGAAAAAAAATATCTAACTGAAACTGCTGCTGCTGGCGTAACTGCTACTGGTAACGTTGCACGTTTAGAAAAATTAGTAATGCCTTTAATTAGACGTGTTACTCCCGCGACTATCGCAATGGAATTGGTTGGTACACAACCTATGACTCAACCTGTTGGTCAAATCACATCATTACGTGTTCGTTATGCGAATACTATCGCAGGTGGTGGCCCGGCAGCAGATGATGAAGCATCTGGTGTTATAGTATATGACAAGTATTCTGGAATCGCGGCTGGTGAAGCGTACACTGCATCTGATGCACGTACTGAAGCACAAATCACGCTTGCATTAGAAGCAGATGGTGGTAACGAGATGAATCTTGAAATCATCAAAAAAGCAATCGAAGCTAAGACTCGCAAATTGCAAGCTAAGTGGACAATCGAATCAGACCAAGATGCGAAAGCAATGCATGGTATTGATATCGAGAAAGAATTAGTTGCTGCTCTTTCTGATGAAATAATTCGTGAACTTGACCGTGAGTTAATTAACGAATTAACAGCATTAGCTGGTACTGTTAAGTCTTTTGACTTCTCATTAGCAGATGGTCGTTATTCAGGTGAAAAATTCACTGCACTTTCAATCGGTATGTCAGATTTATCTGCACAAATCGCTATCAAGTCAAAACGTGGTGGAGCAACTTGGATGGTTGTATCACAAAATGTTTTAACTGCAATGCGTCATGCAAACAACGGTTCGTTCGTTTCTGCAACTGCATCAAGTGACCTGTCACCTTCAAGCACATTGTTTGCTGGTACATTTAATGGTTCTATCCGCGTATTCGTAGACATCTACGCTACAACAGATACAATCCTTATGGGTTATAAAGGTAGTTCTGAAATTGATACTGGTTTCGTATACAGTCCTTATGTTCCATTAATGCAATCTGGTGTTGTTGTTGATCCATCTACATTTGATCCACGCATGGGTTTAATGACTCGTTATGCATTCACTAAGTTTGACGATTCTTCAACAGATCTGAACAACTCTGCTGATTATTATGGTCGTGCTGTAGTTAGTAACCTTTCTTTAGGCGGATTTTAATCTAAAGTAAGTTACTTAGAAAAGTAATATGAAAAGGGATACTTCGGTATCCCTTTTTTGTTGCCTGAAATAAATTCTTATGCTATATTCCTGAATATCAAATTTTTATCAGGGGAATATAAGTGTCTACTTATACTACATACATACAATTTCAAGTTGGTTTCGAACATTCATTGCCAATGCACAACGATTTATACAATACAATACAACAACATTTCATGTCTCTGCCGGGTGTTGTTGGGGCAATAGTTGTGGGTGGTGGTTATGAAATAACAGTTTCATATAGTACTTACATGCATTATATGCATGATGAATACATGCGTATCATTGATGATACCCGTAAGATCATAGAAGAACTGAATCATAATTATACTGATAACAAAAACATGTATGATATATTATGAGTGAATTACCCTCACTGTTCGATGAACGAACAAGGAAAGCAAACAAACAACATAAATGTTATGAATGTGGTTCTCCTATAGTTAAAGGTGAACGTTATTATGACATTAAGGGTTTATGGGATGGTCGTTTTGATAACTTTAAATTCCATGAAGATTGTCATGAGTTTAGGGAGATGTTAGAAACCGATTTTGGTTCTGCTTGGAATGATTACATTGCGTTCGGAGAATTACACGAAGCTATTGTTAATACATTAAGTGATGTTTTTTTGAATCATTGGATGAATGAAGATGGTTATTGGAAATTAAACCGATACACTATATCCGAAATGAAAGCTAAACATGAGTTTGAACGGTTATGAGAATTATATCAAAAAGACCAGACTATTATGATTGTATACAGAAGTTTGCTGCTGATGATCCTAATGTTTATCTTAGAATAAGTAGATATGAAAATATAACACCAGAAGAATCATTAAGAGATTTGTTAATTTCCTTTTGGAAATCATATTTACACAGTTATACTTTTTCTGACAAATACTTAATAAGATTTGTTCTTGTTGGATTTTGTGGAAAAGTTTACCCTGCGTTGCGTATATCATATACGGAGAAATTTAAAGACTATGTTTATGATATAGAACATATGGATAAATTTATAGATGGAGCACATTGCAAAAAGGTAATAAAAACTTACAACACCCATTCATACAGGTGGAGTTCAAAAACATCATTGCGTGATGATATCAATGCATTTTTTGATAAATGGCATGGTTCTGATAAATTTGAAAAGTTGTTCTGGAAGTTCAAAACTCCTATATTTACATTAAGTAATACCATTGAACATCATTTTAGGGTGAGTTCATATAACAAAACCATTACTGGTGATATGAGTTTCAAATTGAATGATGTTTTTAAAAATTATAATTTTCAAAAAGTGTTCGATCCTATTACTTCGGTGTATTAGGTTGTACTGAAAAAGACACTGTTGGGATATCAGATATTGATATGAGAAATCAAAAAGGTTTTGATAATATGAGTTTCAAAAAACCACCAACTAAGAAAAACGGAAAGAGGATAAAATAATGGAGTATGTTTTAATTATTTTGGTGTTGCTGTTCATGTACCCATTCGTTTTATTACTGATTGACCGATGCAGGGGAACTACCTATTCATGTAAGCAATTTGGGTGGCATAACGGTAATGGTGGGTCTAAGAGTTTTGATGGATGCAGCATCCATGCTACCTGCTCTAAATGCGGGAAAGAAGTTATGCTGGACTCACAAGGAAATTGGTTTTAGAAAAAGATTGACACTAAATAGATTAAAGAGTATAAATATATACATTATGAAAACATTTACATTACAGTTTAGTTGGTCACTATCGTATCCGTTATTGGAGGACGCTACTTGCCTGTGAGCTAATGTAAATTAACATT